GATTGTGGATCTGTAATCCAATGGAAAGGTTCCATTAATTGTTTAGAGAAAGTAAGTACTTGTCCATTCCCTAAGTCAATTCTTGTTGGATCTGTATTTTCTAATATAGATTGACCACTAAATATATAGTTTAGTGCAGATCCTGCTGCTGCATAAGTTAGTGCAGCTCTAGCAAAGTAATACTGATACATTCTACGTAATGCTGGATCAGACTCAAATGCAGGTAAAGACTTAGCTATAATTCTTACATTTGATATTGTCCAGTCAGGAGCAAATAATAACAATTGCATATAACCTCTAGAACCTGGAGCAAACGTAGTTTGCATCAAACGTTTTAGAGTAGGTGATTGTATTCTGTTCGCTATTTGTTCCCAGTTTTGTCCACCAAATGCATCATTAGAAAATGTTGCTGCTTGTGTAGCCTTACGATATATATCTGCGTGAGTATCACCAGGCATTAACCTCATAGGATTAGGTTTTTTCATTAGAGTTTCAGCGTCTAACACAGTTAAAAATGTGTGTAGTTTAGCTGCTGTAAAAACTCTATCCCATGTAATTTTGTCAAACCATCTAAATACATCTTCTACTTTACCATTAGTAGATATACCAAAATGTCTTTTTAAGAATGTATCTACACCTTTAATGTTATAGTAGAATCTGTCAAAACCTACGTCCTCTGGTATTGAAATCTGTAACCCTGAACCTTGTGCAAATCTTACTGCATCCTCATAACCATGATTTCTTAGTTGCTGAACAGCATGTTGATGTTCTTTTAAATATACTTTAGGATCTCTAACAGATCTAAGTACTTCAGGTTTAGCTCTTGGATCTAGTATTTTTTTCATACTATTCCATTTGTTTCCTGCAAATAACATAGACTCAACTAATGCACCTGCATGAAAGAATGAAAAACCAACTGCTAATCTTTTCATCATAAGGTTAGTAGTAAAGAGTGCTCCCATAAATGCACCTTCATCAGTAGCATCAAAGACCATTCTTATAGATCTCTCCATACCTTTGTGTATGTATGTAGTAGATTTATCATCTGCAAAGTATGGGTGTTCAAACTTAGTATAGTTCATCTCATCTGGAGATGTTCTGGTAACACTTCTAAGCATTAAAGGTTTACCATCTATATTAGTTTTTTCTAGATTTCTAATAACAGCTCTTGTAGCTAAAGCTTTACCAGCAGCAAAACTATATATTCTTATGAGTTCTGCAGGATCATCAAAACCTTTTCTTATTGTATATTGTTTTTGTAATCCATGATTTATATCACCAAATACACCACGTCTAGCAAATTGGAATTTACCACTTGGTCCAGTAACTATTGGACTACCACTATCAAAATTTCTAACAAAATTAAATGGTTGGCTTTTTGGATTATATTGATCCCATAATAATGGTAAATAATTAGTTCTTTTATTAAATACTAATTTATTTTCTTGACCAAATATATTGTAATATTCATTAAATATTTTTTCTATAGCTTTAGCACCTTGCAATTCTTTATTAGTTAATGCACTATCAGGTATAGGTTTACTTTTAGGATCATAAATAAATTGAGATTTTTTAGGATCCCATCTACCATTTGCTTTAGTAATATAATAAAATATTTTACGTCTTGAATCTATAGCATCAGGTAGCTGTGCTTTAACTACATTAGATAGTTCTTGTGCTGCTGAATTTAATTTAACAGTAATTAACTTCATAGTATCAAGAGCTGCTTCTCCTGATAAAGATGCTTCATCAAATTGTTTTGGAGCTTTTTTAAGTGCAGAAGTAAATAGTCTTGCACCAGCATATATACCAGCACCAACAGCAATACCTTTAGTAGTTGCTAATAATTTTTCATCATCTGCTGTAAGAAATTGTGCTGTACCACCTATAGCTGCCAATGATCCTGCACCTTTAAACCAAGATGCCATTGACATATCTTTAGCATTTTCATTAATAGTTCTTAATGCTGTAGTAATGTCAGCTTTAATAACTTCAAATTTTTTAGGATCAGCAATAATATCTGCTTCTTTTCTAATAGCATCTATAAGCTCATCAACGCTTCTATAAATACCTTGTTCATTGTATTCTACTAATTTAGTAGGATCTTTAGTATGTTTTTTTAATATCTCTGTTACTTTTTGGTTAGCAGTTTGTAATGGAGTTCTAGTCATTCTACGTGCTAGTTCTCCTGCACCTGCAAATCCTACTGAGAATAAAGCTCCTGCTGTAGCTCCTATAGTAGTTTCTACTGTAGTTCTTTTAGGATCTAATGTTCTATCTTCTGATAACTGCCATACAGATGAGAATACTAATGGTGTTGCTAATGTAGCAAATGCACCAACTTTTAAATCATCTATAGTTTGTTTACCAATCTTAGCGTATTTAAAATTTTTACCTGCTTTAGTTCTAATAGCATTAACTACACCTCTACCTAATCTACCCCAACCTAATGGCATAAAAAGTAGCCAAGGGTCAGCCATAAGCATATTAACAAACTCAGCACCAAATAACTTTGGATTTTTTTTAATCATGTTACCTACTTCTTTTAGGTCAACATGCATATCTCCATCATCTAATAGATAACCAAAACGTTGTAGTTTACGTTCTGCTTCTTCATATAATTTTGTACCTGCAAGATCAGGATTATTACGTATAAAGTCTAATGCTTCTTGAGCTTGTTTCTTTTTAGTATTTCCTGTAACAAATTGATAGAGTGATGCTGGTAGAGATTCTTCCAACATAAGATCTAGAGGATTCCTTAAAGATTGAAAAAAGCCTGGAGTTTTATCTTGTATTGGATCTTTTAAACCATCAGGTATTTGTCTTACAGGATCTCTTAACTTAGGGTCATTAAGTAAAAAATCATTAGCCATTAATCTATTTCTTTATCTATTTTAAATCCATCTTTATAGAAATATTTCTTTTTTTTCATTTTCAAATTTCTATTAGTTTTTCCACCTAACATTAAATCGCTTGTATCTGGTTTTGTATTTGGATCAAAACCCCATGATTCTTGTGTTTGTTTAAAGGCATCTTTTTCTCTACGATCTAATTTAACATAAGTAGGTTTACTTCTAGTTTTAAATGAACTTACTTTAGCTCTACCTGCAAATCTTTCTGATACTTTAGTATATAGTTTATTAGCTTCCATATCTGCTTTTTTATAAGCAGCAAGACCACCTTTATCTTTTTGTCTTTTTAACCAACTAGCTTGTCTAAGTCTTGGTTGTCCTGTTATTTGTTTATATGGATTAGGATTTTTATTTAAAA